ACGACAGCCAGAATTTCAGCTTTCGGAGGCGAACCGGCCAAAGGTGTTACGGTTAGGTCGGTCAGGTCAATTTCCTGCATCGGGTCAGCGCCGTTTGTCGCTATCCCTACGTCCCCGAATTGTGCGAACCGCCAACGCTGGTTGCCTTGCGTAGAAAAGCCCGTTTTAATGCTTTGCCAGCCCGTCCCGTAGGCCTTGTAAAGCGTTGTCTGCGTTCCAGCGATGATGGAGCCAACGCCCTGCCTGTTTGTAAAGGCTGCCGCCCCTTTTGGAGCCGCCGCAAGCGCCGTGAAGTCAACCTCCCAAGAGCCGACAGGGCGATACCCATCGGGTAGGGGATAAACCCCGTCAGCCGTGCGCAATAGCCCGTCATTGAGCCGTGCAGGCCTGTCAGGCGCCAAGGGGCCGAGATTCCAGTAGGACATTAGCTAAACGCCCTCAGCGAGCGAACTTGGGGATTAGCGCCAATGCGCTTTTTCATGCCCTGTTCGTTCAATTCGTCAATCGTGCGGGTGGCCGATGAATCCCAAAAGCCCACACGCTCGTCATTCCATCCGAATGCTTCAGCCGCTGCCAAGGATGCCGACAAATACAAGTCGGGATGGCTGGTTAGAAGCCAGTTGGTTGTGTTGCTTCCCGATAGCGCGGGGATTTTGCCGTAATAGGCGATTGACACGTTGTAGGACGCGCCTGGAGCCGGTGCGAGATACACGGATTCCCCGATGATGGTATAAGCTATCGGCTTGCCCGCATCGCTATTTGCGCGCATGGTTTTCAGTTGGTGCGGCGGGAAATAGTCCAAGGGGTGGTCAGGGCGTTCCTCCAGCCAGATTGACCGCATTTCCAAAAAGCCCGTAGGCACGGCAAAGCTCTGTGTTGAAACAGCCGCCGTTGAAACAGCCTCCATTTCTGGGGTGCGGATTTGACGATTGAACCTAGCTTCTGCCAGCGTGATAAAGTCGGGGATTACGGACGTAAGGGTAGTGTCCTTAATCCAGTTCCCGATGGACGTTTGCAAGTCACTATAATTGGCCATTGCCATCGTTGACATCCTTCTATAATGTCGCCGCATGCCAAAAGGAATTTACGACAGGGCCCCGCGCCAAAAACCTTTAGAATCTCGACTGTTTTCTAAAATCGAAAAGCAAAAAGATGGCTGCTGGTTTTGGACCGGCGCGAAAAGCTCATTTGGTTACGGGACGATTTATTCTGGCGGGCCCAAGAGTGGCGGGCGGAAAAATATAATGGCGCATAGAGCACTTTGGGAACTGCGGAACGGCCCAATCCCAGATGGGAAAATCTTACTTCACTCATGTGACACACCTTGGTGCGTCAATCCTGAGCACTTGAGTTTAGGAACCAAGGCCGAAAACTCTCGGGACATGGTTGCTAAAAATAGGCAGAGGAAAGGTGAAGGCCTGCCTCAATCTAAACTTACTCCAGCCCAAGTTGAAGCGATACGAAATTGCACTGGTATAACTATGGCGGAAATTGCAGCTATTGCTGGCATAAGTTCTGGTCATGTTAGCGAGATAAAGTCGCGCAAAACATGGGCGTCACTTTAAGTCAGATAGTCCCTTCAGTTGTCCGTAGATATTTCCAATCGGGGTCGTTCAGGAGTTTCTTCACCCTGTCCGCATGGTCGGGGTCGAAAACGTCAATCCCGTGGTCATTGCGCCATTTGTCGATAATCATCGGGGGGATGAAGGCATACATGTGGAAGTGCTGGTCGCCCTTGTCCTTGTATCCCTGAAATTCATTGCGCAGACGTCGCGTTACATCGAATATCGCGCTCAAGTCCTGCTTGGTTTCAATGGCAATTGTCTCGCCGTCATGGTGCAGCCAGCGCTCAATGCCGTTTTTGTTCGAGATAAGTCTTTTCATATGAAAAAGGGGGAAGGTTTCCCCTCCCCCTCCCCTTTCATTACGAAGCCTTCTTGACGTCCGTGATAAGGCAGTGAGCCTTTTCGTTTGCCACTTCGAGAGTGTATTCGGTCAGGATTTGCTTCTTCATCGTGTCGCCGGTCTTGGCCAAGTCCCAAGACTTCATCGGACGCGCGACGGCCAGCTTGACCTTTTTGGGGTCATAGATAATTACGTCATCGCTTTCCATGAAGGTCTGCGGAACAACGGTCAAAGTGCCGAAGTTCGAGATGTAGGCTTCCGCACCGCCAACGATGGTTGCCTGACCCGAACCGTTCACATCGCGGCGCAAGTCCGCAATGCCGGTGAAGGCCGAAAAGCGGGTTTTCAAAGCCGCAGGCATCATCATAATGGTCGGGCGCGCACCAGCGTCAAACGCAAGTTCCATCACATCGTTAATGTGTGATTCTTGGAACTGGCGGTCAGTGCCGGGGGTGCGAGCTGCAACCAAGTTGGTCGAAGACTTGAAACCGCCAAGCGTGGTGTCGGTCGCCTTGGAGACGTTCGTTACCAGCCAAGCGGAGAAGCCACCGCACTGCGACGGGGTGGTATCATCACCAGCCACCGAAGCCTTATTCGACAGAAGGCGCTTTTCAATGTCGCGCTTCAGTTCCAGACCCTTCAGGATAACCTGATAGTCCATTTCCGAAGCACGGCCCGCCTTGTCAAAGACTTCAACCGAACCCGAAACGGTTGCGGTCTTGTCCGAGATTTGAGTGCGGTTGTTGACACGGACGGTTGCAGTTGCTGCGTCCATCGTGGCTTCATCGCCTTCAATTACGGCGTTGTCAGCATCTGCCGAAGCAAGTGCTTGCGTCTGCCATTCGTGGGTGCGCTGAGTGGCCTTGGTGCGGCCAATGGTTGAGTAAAACGGAACTTCTTCACGCTCCGTGCGGTCGATAATGTCCGAAAGGTCCTCGCGGATGCCTTTGGCGTCATACGAAGAAAAAGTGTTCAGTTGTGTTATCGGTTGGCTCTTTATCCAACCTTCTACGAGTTTCCCCGCAGCTCAGACTATATCTTCACCCTATTGCTAGGGGCTTCGCACTCTTGGGAATTTCGTCTTGCCCGCGAACCCATGCAGGGAATGTGCGCTTGTGCACTTGCTCGTGGCAAGGAACGCAAAGCGTCAATCCATTGTCCAAATCAAACCTTAATTCTGGATGTGTTTTCCAAGGTTTTATATGGTGCGCGTGGAGCCTTCCTGTTGCGCCACAATGCCTGCATTTCCAGCCATCCCTGTCCCTCACAGCGTTCCGCCAGACTTTCGCCTGATAAGAGCGCCGCTCGGCTGATGGCTTGTTATCTCCGCCCTTCCAGTTCCAATTATCAGGGCCAATGTAGCGGCCCTTTTTGGCCACCGACATTTTAGCCCTTGCTTCTGGAGTGTTGCGATTGTGCCCCTTGGTTGAGCCTGCGTTGCGGGTCTGTATATCATGCCTTGAAAGCCAGTCGTTCACAACTTTGGGAGACGCCCCAATCTCTGAAGCTATCTGAGTTGTTGACTTGCCTTCTTCGATATACTTGCGCCGCAACCAATCGCCATCACGCAAAACCATGTGAGGCTTGCCGCCCTGTGGCTTTGGCTGAATATTATACTTGTGGAGATAACGCGCCAAAGTGCTGCTACTAATCCCCGTTCGCGCTTCAATCTGCCGTGTTGTCAGATTTTCAGTAACGTAGAGATTTTCTAGCAGTTCTTTGGCGATTTTCATTCTGCGAGTTTAGACTATTTTTCCTAGTCGTTGAACCTTTTTCTTGTTTCCAAGAAACTTGGCTGCTGATTGCCCAATCTTATCTCTTTTTAGAACATTCGCGCTCGCCGTTACCAGCCACGCTGTAGTGAAATAAGCTCTAAGGGGTTCCCAGCAATTCACGAAGTTACTAAACGGATGTTGCCACCCGTTCCGACCGCTATTCAGTCGGCTGACTCATGATAACTATCCAATTTGATTAGGATTGAAGTGCTGCCACGGCGTCCTCAATGGAGCCGGTGCGTTCGAGACGAGCGAGGACGGATTTACGGGCATCGGCCCGCTGTTCTGCGTTGGTGCGGGCATTCCCCGGCGCTGCCACTTTGGGCAGGGGTTTGGCCTTGGCTGCCTTTGCTGCTGCTTGTGCTGCATCCCATCGGCGCGCCTTGTCCAAGACGACCAAGTCGCGTGCCATTGCTTCGCCAAGAGCCTCGGTGTCGTAACCAAGTTCCTGACCGTAAGCGTAAATGGCCTGCGCGATTTTTGGCCCTTCAACAGGGTCTGCAATCTCAGGGAGCAACTCAACCAGTTGCTGCTTTTGTTCGCGTTCAAACTGTTCCCGTTGCGCTTGTTCTTCGGCCTGCTGCTTTGCGGCTTCCTGCTGCCTTTGGTGCTCGGCAATCTGATACTGCTGAACGGCTTGTTTATAGAGCGCGTCCTGACGCAGATATTCAACAGGGTTAGTGTCGATTAGTGCCGGGTCTGGTGGCTGCGGGAAATTCGCAAGCAGTGCTTCCTGATACTGTGCGCGTTCCTGCTCAATTGCCGCTTCACGCTCAGCGATAGCTTTGCGTTCGGCAGCGATTTCCTGCTGGATTTTGGCGGTATGGCGCTCTCCCTCACGAGCCAGCCTAGCAATAGATTGCTGCTGTTCGGGCGGAAGTGCGGCAAATGCCTCCTTCTCAGCTTTTGTGTGGAACGCTGGCGGCTCGACTGCCGGACTAGCCGGTTCTTCCGTTCCATTGTCCTGCTCTTCAAGCGGTTGCTGTTCGTCGGTTTCTTCAACCTCAGCCCCGGCATCCGCTGGAATTTCTTCGTTTGGTTCTTCCGCAAGTTCGGGCTGTGCTGCCTGTTCTTCCGGCTGTGCCTGCTCCTCTGGAGTGCGCAGCAGTTCGACCGCGCTATCCAATGACAGCGCGCCACTTTCGGCGTCCATAAATGTTCCTTTAGAAAATGGGCTTTTTGCCCGTGCGCAGGTGTTTCAAGTCGCGTTCAGCTACCCTGCCATTAGCCATAACGCTTGCGAGATGGTTCTGGACTATCCCGACAATCTGGACGGCTTGCCAGAAACGTTCCCGGCCTTCCGTGTCTCTTAAGGGCGTGGCTTCCCATGCCTTTAGGTAATCAGCCTTCATGGTGGCGAAGGCTTCCGCAGTGCGCTGCAATTCTATTTCGGCCTGATAGCCCCTGTGAATGGCTTCACCGAGTTTGGATTCGTCAGTCATACAAGGCACCACCATCGCGATTTTGTGGCAAAGTGTCGGCGGCATATTTTTTGTTTTCAGCGTCAACTTCCGTTCGGAAAATCGCCAGTTCTGCTTCAATGGCCATTTTGCGCTTTGCTAAGTCGTCTTCCATTTCCAACTTTTGCAATCTCAAGTCGTAATCAGCGCGGGCCTTTTGCGCGGCTAAATCAGCCTGCATATCTGCGCGCTCACGCTCAATGGTAAGTTTGGCATCAGCTTTCTCGCGCTCAAGTTCAATTTTTGCTTGATTAACCGCGTCTTGAATTTGGAGTTTGCGCTCCGCCTCAGCAGCCTTGGCCTGAGCTTCAATTATCTTCGGGTCTGGCGGGGTATCTTGCGGCGGCGCGTTCGGGTCAGGCTTTGTGAAGAACTGGTCAACATTCTTGAAGCCAGCCAGTTCGACCATGCGCTTCAGCGTGTTGTGGACATTATCCAATGTCACAAGCGGACCCTGTGCACCGCCTTGGAACTCGATTGCCTGCTTCTGGTTTTCAAGGATGCTGGAGAGCAACATCAATTGCTGCTGCTTGCTGCCCGTGCCTAGAGCCACGTTGACCGTCATGTCATTGCGGGTCTTCCAGTTGCGCGGGTCAACCGGCACCCATTGATTGCGAAGGCGGAACACCTTCTGTTCATCCTGATGCTTGCGACATAGCTCGTGGATATGCAGGAAAAGGTCTTTAATCCCCGTTTCAGCAAAGATACGCGCTATCAGCTTGATACGCATCATGGACTGGTCAAGCAGCCCCTGAAAGCCCGTGGCGGTCTGTGAAGCCTTGTTGAGCGTGTCAGGGTCAATGCCGCCAGATGAACGGGTAATGCCCGAACGTGTTTCGCGGGTCATGTCGAAATACTCAATCATGGGCATGACGTATGCGCCAAGCGGCTGATTGGGTATTTCACGAAGCTGCATTACGTCCTTCATGCGGACAATGCCGCCAGGACGGTTGGTCAACAAATCGTCAAGCGTGTTCTCGTCTGCGCCCATCGAACCAACGGCAATGCGCTGGTTATTGAGCAACATTGCGTTATCAAGCAACTGGCGGACCAAGTG